TTGTCCTAATATTGTTGAATCAGTATTTAATGGTATTCCTAAATCTCTTAAATATTTACTACGTTCTGTAGAAATAAAATAATCTTTAAATTCTGGTAGTTCTGCTAATGCCTTTACTAATGTGGTTTTACCACATGATATTGTTCCTGTTAATCCTATTTTCATATTAATCCTAACTGTTTAGCTCTTTGATAGGCTACTTTTTTTCCATTTTTGGGGTTAAAAAATGTTCTATATTTTAATGGTATTTTAGAATTTACTTTTTCTTGTTCTTCAGCTATTTCAAATTCAGGTTTGTAATTAGCAGGATAAAAAAATTCTACTTCTATAGGACCATTTTCAAATTTATCTAAATTATATTTCCAGACGGCTGATGTACCGTCTGGATATTTAAGTGTTTTTTCAAATTTACGAGGTGGTGCCTCTGTTGATATTGCTGGTCTACCTCGTTTCATTATACTCTAGTCCCGTCTTTTTTATGAAATGGTACTCCATTAACATCACGTTTTCTATCTTCCCAATCTTCTTTAGTGTATTGAAAACCAAAAATATGATATTCTGCTAGTCGACGATTACCTTGTGGTATTAATGCGGGGCCATCCCAATTATGTAATATGTTTCTTCCATCAATATTAATATAATTAACGATGGTCTTGTCTGGTGTTCTAATTTGTTTTGTTTGCGCCATTTTTATTGTTTGTTATTAAATTAATTAAATCTTCAAATGTATTTATATTTTCAACTTCTTCATCTTTTATTTCAATATTATATTTAGATTCAATAAGTTGTAATATTTCAATTTTATATATTAAATTTTCTTCCATACTTGTATTGTTTCTTTATTTAAATATAATATATTTATTTTGACAATTTTAATAAAGCTTCTGCAACATAAATTCCATGAGAACCACTTATTGTAATCCCTCTTGCTGATAAAGCATCACCTACAAAATGTACATTAGAATAATCTATTAATGATAAATCATCATATTTTACTAAAACTTCATCATTTAGATATTTAACTTCTGGAATATAGATACCCCAATCATCACCAAATTCAAATACTTTATTCATATCATCTATAAAATCAATAATATAATTTGCGTATTTATCTAAAATAAATTTAAACCGTTCTAAATTATTTAATTTATAAACTTTAATAGGTGTACCTTCAGACGTTAATGATGGTTGACGATTTCCTGGTGAGTAGAATATACCTCCTTTATCATCTATTTGAAGATATTTAACAACATTTCGGCACCATTTAAATGGATCACCTTCGATATCTTTAATTTCCATTATAATACCAAAATTAGTCATGTCGTTTTTAAATTCATCACCTTTTTTAGCATGACCATTATATGTTATATCTCCGTATGTTTCTTCCACAGCAACATAAGCTGCGTTGTTATTAGTACAAAAGCTACGTAAAGATACATTTTCGAATTTTTTATAAAGTTTGAAATCATATGATATGTCTATTAATTTTTGAAAATATTTTTGTGGTGCTTCAAATCTCACTCCTATTTGTATTGGTTTTGGTTCTGTAGGTAGTTTATATTTTTTAGCTAATGATTGAGCAAAATCAATACCTGATTTACCTACACCAAAAATAAGTTCATCATAATATAAGGTATGACCATCCATTTTATATCCTATAGTAATACGATTATACTCAAATTCAATATTAGTTACTTCACTTTCCCAATAAAAATTAACACCTTTATCTAATAGATATTGATACCAGTTTTTACCTATTTCGTGAAGATAATCAGTACCAATATGGTAAACAGGAAATAATCTAAGACCGAAATATGGTTTAATGAAATCGGGTTCTGCTTCAGGATCTGAATACATTATTTTAGAAGGATCTGGGTGAAAACGTTTCCACATTTCAATAGATTGATTCATTAATTTATAAGCTTTTTCTTCACCACAATATTTAGATAAATGTCCTCCAATTGATGTGTGGTATGTTAATTTGCCATCTGAAAACCCTCCAGCTCCTGCAAAACCTTCCATAACTTCTTCTGGCTTTCTTAAATATGGGTCTTTACCTTTATCAATAATAGTTATTAGCTCTCCAGGATAACCATTATCTACTAATTTAGTGGCCGTGCTAATTCCGGAGACTCCACTTCCTACAATTACAATTTTTTCTTTGTATTCCATATTATTTATATTTCCATTTATATTTAAAAGCTGTTTTTTGTCTTCCTAATATACAATCTTTTATTTGAGAAGTTATATTACTTGTTTTACCTGTTTGTTCTTTTATCCATTCTGCTGCTTGACCTTTACTTTCCCATTCTTTGATAAGATTATCTTGTAAATCATACATTAAAACTGAGTATGCTTGTTTACGTTTTGCTATACCCATATTTTGTTTATGTTTTTCCGAAAATGGTTTGGATTTATTTTTATTATTATTACTTATTTTTTGTCTAACTTCTTCAGTATAATATTTAGAATGATTTCTTTCTTTTAATGTTTTACTAATCTTATCTCCTGAACCAGGTCTTGGCTTTCGCATTTTCTGTTTTTGTTCTTCAGTATATTTTTCGGGTCCACCACCTCCATTATTTTTATTTTCTAATTTGAATCCCCAACTTTTAAATAAACTAATATAATGTCGTTCCCAAAATTTCCAATCTTTTACTTTATCTATAACATATAATGTAATATTAGTACCATATGTTTGATAATGTCTATGTTTTCTTCTTGTTACATCTTCTGCTTTACCTACATAAAATGGTATTCCATTTTTTTCTAAAATATAAATGCTAGTCATATTATCTATTTATAATAAATATATGAAATTTCCATCAGACCAACACCCAGTCAGGCATATTATTTAATTTGTTCCAATTTAATTTTTTAATTTTGACTTTGTCTTTAATATAATATTCTTTATATGCCTCTATTGTATTTTCTTTTTTAAATTCATCCGGCATACATTGTGGTGGTTCTTTAAACCCATTATCAGGAATATTTGGTTTATTTATTTTTAACCATTCTAATACATCTTGTGTTTTATGATGTTTACCATAACGTTTAGTAAATTCGTTACAAACTTCTAAACCATGATCTACAACCCATTCATAATGTTGTATTGACTCTCTTACCCATTTTGTTGATGGATGATTAACATGAGCACGTTTATAAGGTGCTGTACCTCCTGTTTCCCAATGAGCTGTTGATAGCATTTGTGCTGATTCAATTTGCATTTTACGTACATGGTCATCACAAAGTTCTTGTGCTGCTTTTATTGGGTCTATGTTTATATAAAAAATATTCATGCTATAAAGATAATAAAATTATTTTGACATTTAAAATAAAAGTAGCCCACTTTTAAGGTGGGCCACTACTCCAAATATTATTAATGTCGACTAAGTAATGAATTTAGTCTGTATATTTTATTTTAATCCTGCTAATTCTTGCATACGTTCCATAGATGTATCTTCTTTATTGTAATCTTTTACAATATCATTATAATCATCCATATTTAATACACAATTACATTCACTTAGTTTTATAATATTTTCTGTTACTACATGTAAATCTAAATCTGTTTTAGCATCTTCACGAGCAAACTCTAGTAAACGTATGAATAAAGGTATGTCTAATTTTATTGAGTTCATGATTATTCAAATAAATTTTTAGGAAATACTAATGTTCCTTGTTCTAAAGAAGTTTTTAATATTTTTTCTGAACTTAAATTATCAAACTTAGCTTGATCTATATAAATTAATTCTAATTTTCCTGCTACTAATACATTTATAACATATCCTGGAATTCCGGGTTTTGTTGAAAATTTTTGGAAAATAAATTCTTTAAGAATAGAAGAAGCAAATTCGTTTTCGTCTTCTGGATTATTAAGTTTTGTTATTAAAGTTTCTATTTGTTGATGCATAGATTGTATAAATGGTATATTTATACTTTTAAATGCTTCTTGAGCTTTGTGTAATTCTAATGTGTGTTTACAAGCTTGTTTTAAATCTTCTACTGAAACATGAAAAGAATTTGGAGGTGTTAATTTTTTACCTTCAGATTTAAATTCTTTATATAAAGCATAAACTCCTAATACTATATTTAAATCTTTTAAACTTTCTGTATAACTTCCTATTCTACCTATAGATATTTTATTACCAGTATAAGATTTAATTTCAACATTTTTTCCATCGATAATTAAATCAGCATTTCCTCCTCCTCTATTATCACTTACCTCTACAGATTTTTCTTGGTATTTAAATAACCAATATACAGCTATTTCTCCATTTCCTGAACCTTTAGAACCAGCAGTTTCTATTCCTTGTTTTGATTTTGGAGGTGATATACTATATAATTTTTTAAAAACTGCTAAATCTTCATGATTAACATTAATATTTTTATTTTCTAATTTATATTCTCCTTTTGCTTGAGGTATATTATCTTCTTTTTTAAGATGTAAAGCATTTTTTATAACATCATCATACGAAACACTACCTCCTGAGTTTTTAAGCCCTACTTCGTCAATACCATACTCTTCTAATATCTCATTTAATACAGCAACTTTAATAGGATCATTCATATCAACAATTCCATCATGAACTCGATATGACCATTCATTTAATATTTCATTTATATTTTCCATATTAAGTTGTTGGTGGTGTAGTAGTAGCTGGTGCTGCTTCAGGACCAGCTGGTGTTTCTTTCTCAGCATTAGCTAAATCAGCTGCTAATTCTTGTCCTTTAGCTGTTTCTTCAGGTGAAGGAGTTAATGGAGCTGCTGGTTCTGTTGGTGATGGGGTTGGAGCGGGCGCTTCTGCTTCTTTAAGAGATGGACTTAAATCTAATAAATCAGCTATAGCTTGTGTTGCTCTTTCTTGATCACCTAAATCATTTAGGTAATATTTTTTACCTGATATTTTAACTGAGTAAGTATTCTTTTTAAGATATATAATATTGAAATCGTAACCGTTAGCTAATTCAACTCTAAATGTAGTTGGTTTAGGAGCAACAAGAGTTACACCTGATATAAAACGACCAAAAGCAGGCGACATTAAATCTTCGATTGATTTTTTCAAACCAGGAAATTTGTATATTAAATACATAGATTTCTCGGCGTGTTTTTGTCTTTCTTCTTCTTCTTTAAGTTGTTTTTGAACAGCTACACTAATATATTTCTCTAATAAGAGTTTATTCATTTATTTTTTATATTATTAGTATTCATCATCCATATCATCTTCTGAATCTTCGTAAGTTTTAAAAAATTCATCTTTTAGTTGATTTTCGATTTCATTATGATTTTTAAAAACTTTTAACCATTTTTTAATAGCATTATTTTCATTATCATCAAAATCTTCTTTATTCCACTCAATATCAGAAACTAAATCAGCATCATCACTACCTTTTTTAAATTCAAATTTAGCTTTAAACATAGGTTCAACTTCTACATCAGCTTGTTCATCATAAACATATCCAGTAACTTCAACTTCATTAAAATGATATGGACTAGCACTGATTTCATCTAATTCACCATGTTCAGATTTCCATTCCATAACATGATCTTTAACACTATGAATATAATCATCAGCTAATGAAATATAACTAACAATCCATCCTGGCAATTCACGACCTGGTTCTATTATTTTATATAATAATGAGGTATTCATGATTAAATCACGTAATTGGCCTTTAAGCATTGATGAATTGGTTTTTTGTCCATCGCCGCATTCATCACATTCTACTAATTTTTCTGCTTTTTTAGTAGCAATAGCATACATCTTAGGTTTAGGCATTTTAGGATTACTTTTCTTTAACGCCTTAACAATTTCTTCCTTCTTCTTTTTTTCAGCAGAAGTAAGATGCTTTTCAATAAGTAAGTTAGTTAATTTTATCATTTTATTTTATTTTTTTAAACCAATTAAAGTATATTTACCCCAAAATCCAGTACGAACTTTTCCATTAGGATCTTTTACTGTTACTTCTACTTTACCTGCAGGTGTTTTAGCTCCAGCAGATACACTTACTACTTCACTACCACTACCTAAAATATCACCTTTTTTCAAATCACCTGCTTTTTTATTAGGTTCAGCTACTTTGTAGCTTTTATAAGCTTCTTTTACTCTAGCTTTTTGTTTAGCTGTTGGACCTTTACCAGCACCTGCTAATTTTTCAGCAGCAATTGCACCTGCAATTTTATCAGCTGCTTTTTTAGATTTACCACCTTTTTCAAGTTTTTTCTCTAATGATTTAAAAGATTCTTTTAAATTTTCATCTTGAGGACCTTGTAATTCATCACCATCATTTTCAGAAGATACTACTTCATCTTCTTCTAATCCAATCATTTCTTTGATTTTCTTAGTTTCGATTTTAAGTTTATCTTCTAATTCTTCAATTCTAGTATCAATTTTTTCTTCAATTTTAGCACTATGCTCACCATACTTATTTAATTCACTAGCAATTTTTGACAAATCATGATACTCATGTTCTGTAGTAGCATAATGTTTAGCAACCTCAGCAGCTTTAGATAACTCTAATTCTTTTTTCATTTTCTTTAAAGCTAATAATTCTGCTTTGAGGTCTTTATATTTACCAGAATTTTTCTTAGAAGATTCTTCTTTTTCTTTTTTTTCTTCTTCTTCGTTTAACATGTTTAAACGTTCAGCTAGCGCTTCTTTTATTAATTGGCGGAATTGATCTAATTTCATTTTAACTAAATTTGAATGTTATATGTATAAATATATAAAAATTATTTTGACTTACCATTTACGGCAAGACCAGTAATTAGCTTTTGTTCTAGGTCCTGGATTTTCACAATGATGTCTTTTACGATAAGCGTTACGATGTTTTGGATTGTTGCGTTTAATATTCATGCCGTGTGCTCCAAAATTTACTTTAACTATTCGTCCTGTTTTAGGATCTTTAACGTATACTTTAAATTTTTTAATATCACCTTGCATTGGTTTGCCTAAAGCTACTTTACGTCCATGATATTCTGCTTCAGAAAGAACATTAATATGTTCTCTAATATATTCTGCTAAACATTGAGGACAAAAATTTTCTGTTTCCATTATATTTTCATTTAAATGATGTACTTTTGCTTTTTTAGTATTTGGCACAAATTGTTTATTTGATGTTACTTTTTTATGTGATGTAGAAGCACGTTCAGCTTTAGTCAAACTATTTGCTTTGGCTCGAGGTAAACAACGAGTAGTTTTATGACCTTTTTTCATTGTTCCACAAGGACCAGTTATATTACCTTCAGTATCAATACGAACCCAATCTTCTTTTGTAAACCAATCGTGAAGAGATTCCTCTAAATCATCTTCTTCCATTAATCCTTTACATACTTTAACAGCACGGCCTGAAAGATAAGCTGATGGTTTTTCACCTGCAGCTCTACGACGATTATAATATGCTTTACCTTTAGGGCATAGTTTTTCTGTTAATATTTTATCTAAAAGTTCTGAGAGAAGTATCATTATTTTTTATTTTGAGGTACCCACCATATACATACATATTTAGTAGGACTAGTAGGTATTTCTCCATTACCATTCCATTTAATATAATATTGACCTTCACATAATTGTGTTTCTTTATTCCATTTAGCACAATTAGCACACATAGCACCACCTTCAGGTACTTTTTTAGCAGGTTTAAATCCGTCTGGAAATTCTAATTGTGGTTGTTCTGCTTTAGCTTCTAATAAGTCTGTTAGTTTTATCATTCGTATTGATCTAGTATGTTTTTATATGTTTGAATTTCATTTGATTTTAATTGTCTGTCAAGGCCATCATATCCATCTATTTGTCCATCTTCTAAAATAGCTAAAGCAACTACTTCCATTTCTTTATATTTTTTAGGAAATGCTTCTTTTAATTTTTCTATTACTTCAGGTGATTTAGCTCTACAGTAATAAAAAGTAACATGATGTTTATAATAATAATCATTAAAATGATCAGGTGCTTTATATGTAGTACACCAAGCAGAATCTTTACCACCTTCACAATCTCTAAAAGCAAATACTGATAATCCTAATTTACGAGATGCTTCATGAGTGTGAGGAGACATTATTACAATATTATTATTATTTACTATAATATCATAATCTTTTTCTAAATCTTTTACTGAAGTTCCTTCACCAGAATTATTAATATTTTCTACTTCTGATTTTAAATCTTTAAAGGATTTAAATTGATTAATATCTTTAATTTTGGTTTTTCCTTTGTTTAAAAATACATTAAATTCTTCAATTTTATTTCGTAAATCATCAAAATCAGGTTTTTCATTTATCCATATTTTAGATAACCAACCAACATATTTTTTAGTTGAAGATGGATCAATATTAATTAATTTTTCTAATTCTTCTTTAGATAATTTTCCTTGATCTACGTATTGTTTGGCTTGTTTTACATTTTCTATAATGTAAGTTTTATTTTCTTTTAATAATTTTGGTTTACTTAAGTTCATATTTAATTAGTTTAAAGTTAAAAATCTATAGATCCTTTTACATATCCTCCTTTATCTTCTATCATTTTCTTAATTTCATCTTTAGTATATTTTTTAGATAAAGGAGTATTTTCTAAACTTAAATATCCTCCTACTTTTAGATTATCAGGTAATGAGGTTATTGGAGTATTTTCTAAACTTAAATATCCTCCT